GTTGAGAAGACTCCTATTGCAGAAAAACGACATGAAATGTTTTATAATCTAGAAGAAGGGAGAATAAAACTAGAGGAACAAGAAAGAGAAAAAGCAGCTATAATAAAAGCTAAAGAAATTGAAGCTGAAAAATTAGAAAGAGAGAAGAACGAAGGCAAGCCTAAATTGACTTGTCCATTTTGTCACCATGTTCAATATTATCTAAATAGCAAAGATGTTACTACTTCTTGGTGCATGAGTTGTGGACGGGCTTTTATGGTTAATTGGGTGTAAATATAAAATGGGAGAGATTAGTAAGAATGGCAAATTTAGAAGAGTTGATCCCAGAAAGATTTAGAGTTTTTTTTAACCAACAGAATAGTTTATTTAGGATTTTAGACACTTGGCATCCGTCTATTAAAAATTTAAAGATTGAAGAAGATCCTGAATTACCTGAAGAATCTCCAGCATTAAAAAATCTTAGTTCTGAGGAGGTAAATGCTCTTGTTGGAGAATTAATTAAATTAGGTTGGTTAGATAAAATGATAGGGGCTAAAAGAGAACAACAAGAAAATGTAACTCCTCTTCATAAAAGTAAATCTACTACAGATATTATAGTGGATAGAATAGCAGAAATAACATTAGATGATGGGGACAAACCAGAGCCTCATAGCTCTGTGGTAAAAGATGCAATATCTGCTTTAAAAGAAATAGCTTCAAAATTATAACTTTTTATTGGAATGAGGTAAAATAAGTATATGGAAGTTTATAATAATTTTTTAAAGGGCGAGAAGTTTGTAAAGCAGTATTTTATTAAATTTCCTGATGGGAAGGAATTACATGCTTGGATATATTTAAAAAATAATAGTAAATTAATATATGGACATAAAATGAAACACGAAAATGGTAGAAATGAATTTTATAATTCAGTAGAAGAACGAGATTTTTTTGAATTACCAGAATTAGAAAGTAAGGTTACTATGTCATTAAGTATGGTAGCTTTTCAAGCAAACGCCAAAATGAGAGTTTTAGAATTTTCTCCCAATGTAGATTTAGAAGAGCAAATGAAAGCTATGAATGAAATTGGCGCAGAAGGGTCTTTTGATGTAATAGATTCACAAAAGAGAGATGAAGAGATAAAAAATTTAAACTTATTATATAATGGTGGAGTAAAAGTGAGTGAAAAAAAAGAAAAGAAAATTAAGGAAGACACTAGCTCTATAGAATGGTTATCGGGTAAAATTCGAGAATGGGAGCAGTCTAATAAAGACAAAGGAAGAATAGTAGAATTTTTTGGTTCTTTCTTTTCAGTAGATCCAGAAAAGGATTATGAAGTGAAGAATGATAGAGTATTTGTGTTTGGATTAAAGAAAACAATTCTTAACACTTTGAAAAATATTAGTAAGGAAGTAAGAAAGGAAAAAAAACCTTTTGTTAATTGGTAAATTGTATATTTGAATTTTTAAATAGATTTTAGGGAGGATAAGAATGGTAAAGTTAGGGGATTTTTTGCCAGATATTGTCCAAAAAGATAATAAGTTACAGGAAGGAAATCAGTGGCTTAATAAACTTTATGATATGGGTTTTACTGGTTTTATGAAAGCACAATATGGATCTAATACTCAATCTGCTGCTCAATATTACGGAATTGAGCAACTTTATTTTGATTGGTTGAGGCAAGCTTACGCCTATCGTAGAATGTTTATTCAAGACCTTTATTTGTTAGCATTCGATTCTTCTGAAATTAGATCTCCAATTCTTCACCTTAAAAAAGAAATTTTTAGAAAAGGTTTTGAAGATTGGCACCCTAAGTTTATTTTACGTTGTGATAAGTGTGACAAAAATTTTCAAAGTGAAGAAGAAGCAAAGGGACATAAAGATCACGGACTTAGAAAGCCAAATAGAAATCAAATAAAAGAGTTTGATAAGAAGTGGAGGTATAATTGCAATATATTTGGTCAAGATTTAGAAAGTCTTTTGGGAGTTGTTGAAGATGATTTAAATATTGTTGATGATGCCTATCTTCATTTAAATAAACAATATAGAAAAACTAATAATAAAATGTTTGCTCAACTATTAGAAATTAGGCGAATTCATCCTGCTTTAATTGAATTTGATCTTGATAAGTCAGGCTTGCCGAAAAATTCGCATTGGTTTTGTGTATTTCATAGAGATGATGTTCAGTCTGCTCCAGGTAGATGCGAGCATGAAGATTGTAGAAATGATTTACTTCCTGCTATGTATATTTATAACCATAGAGGAGGTAGAGTTTATTTATTAGAAGATGAGCTTATTCATGTCTCTAAATTTAGTCCTCATGAAACTTATGGATATTCTCCTATTTTGACTTTAATGCAAAAAGTTCTTACTGTATCTGGAATGGATAGGTTTTTATATAGGTATTTCTTTGAAAGAAAAACGCCTACCCAAATGATTTTAACTAATACTGATGACCCTCAATCTCTTGAGCTTGAAAGAACTAGAATGGAATCCAAGATGTTAGAAGATCCTACATTTACTCCTTGGATTGCAGTAAGCAATAGAACTGGTAGAGGAAGAACGGATATTGTTAAATTATTCCATACTCTTCAAGAAATGGATTATTTAAATGTAAGAAATGAAATTAGAGATAGAATTGCTGGTATTTATGGAGTACCTCAAATGTTTTATAATGTTATGGAAGGTGCTGGAGGAATATCAGGACAAACTCAGCAATTGAAAATGATGAGCAATGTAGTAGCCTCTGACCAAAGAATTTTTAATGAGAAAATAATTCCTACTATTCTAAAGACTCTTGGAATTACAGATTGGGAAATAACTTTAAGAACTCCAGAAGGAAAGGTTGAAGGAGAAATATTACAATTAGCTCAACAAAAGGTAGCCGTAGCTACTGCAATGCATTCTTTAGGATTTGATATTTCATTAAAGTCTGGCTCTTGGGATATGGATAGTCTTGATTTTTCATTTGGCGGAGAATCATTGAGTCTTAAAGAACAACAAGAGCAACAGATGCAACAACAAATGGCAATGATGGGAGGTGGTCAAGAAGGAATGCCCCCTGGTCAAGAAGGAATGCCTCCTGGTCAAGAAGGAATGCCTCCTGGTCAAGAAGGAATGCCTGCTGATAAAGAAGAAGAAGCAGTACCTATTGGCTCTGATGGGCTTCCTATTGGTTTGAGTTTAGATACTCCAATCAAAAAAAAATCTTTAGAAATAGAAGAAGGTTCTGAACTTCCTGGAAAAGAATTTTTACCTAGAAAACATAGATTGGAAGAAGCTGAATATAAGGTGCCGACTCCAGAGGAAGAAGAAGAGGAAGAGAAAGATAGTAATGAAGAAGATGTTTGGGCATAGATGATAATTTATCAGATTTGTCCTTCTTGTAAGTATAGAGATCATATTTCATTATTTGGGAGGTTTAAAGATGGAACTATCTTTTACTTAGTTTGCCCAAAATGTAATCAAAAATTTTCACCAATATGAAGAAAAGAAAGAGAGTACTATGAATAAATTAAGAGAATTTGAGAATAAAGAATTTTGGAATTTAGTTAGTAAAAAATTTGATAATGGGTATCAAGCCAGTTCAGAATTAAATATAGACTCTAGAACAGTTAAAAGATATATGGAAAAATTTAATATTGAATTTTTGAAAATGCCAAAAAAAATTTTGGGGGAATGGTCTCGGAAACTTGATGTTTATCTTTCTTCGAAGAAAATATCAAAGAGACAACTTGCTGTTGAACTGGATGTTTCAGTTAACACTTTGCAGAAATGGTGGCGACAGAGGGAGCCGTCAGCGGAACATGAGAAGAAAATACGAAAGTTACTTCAAGAAGATTATTCAACAGAAGATGTTTCAAAAGAACCTGTAATCAATTTACCTCAAGTAAAATTAAATGTTTTTAAATATGAAAAGTCAAAGAGGAGAGATGAAGAAGAAGCTATATTGCATATATCAGATGGACATGCAGGAAAGATTACTAGTTCTTTTGATGATGATGTTTATAAGCTGAGAATGGATAATTTATTTGAAGGAGCTATGACTATTATATCTCTCCATAGGAATATTTATCCTATTCGCAAATTACATATTCTTATGACAGGAGATAATATCCAAGGGGAAAATCAATTTCAAGGTTCAAAAATAGGGGAAGTTTCAATGGGAGCTAGGGATCAAACTATAAAAATAGCTTACCCTACTATGGTGAAATTAATAGGATCATTAGCTCAAGAGTTTGAAAAAATAGAAATAGAATGTGTAAGTGGAAATCATGGTCATGATAGATTAGCACCAGAAACTTCTACAGAAGATTTAAGACTATATGATTTATTAAATGTGTATTTTGAAGAATATAAGAATATTAAAATAAATGTATATGAGAGATTTTCTGCAGTAATTAATATAAATGGATTTAGAAGTTTTGTTTTTCATGGTGATGGAATTAAAAGTATAGGAGGAGTTCCTTTTTTTGCTTTAGATAAAAAGTTAAAATCTTGGTATATGCAATATAATGGTTTTCAATATGCTTTTGGAGGTCATTTTCATAAAAGGCATACAGATGAAATTAGTTCAAAATTAGAGTATTTTATGTGTGGCTCTTTGGTTTCCGATGATGATTGGGCTATAAACAAATTAGGTATTTCTTCAAATCCTTCTCAAGGTATATATGGGATTCATCCTAGAAGGGGTGTAACTTGGAGATATGCGTTACAAGTAGATAAGAAATTTTTGCCAGAAAAAGTAGGAATGTAAAACGGAAAAGGAGTATTTAACATGTTTGTTTTGGAGGCAGAGTGTAGTGGTGTGTCCGGTGGGGTGGATCCAGAGGTCTCAGTTGGCATCGCACGGCTGTACCAGTTGGACTGTGTGGAGGGTATGAAATGTCACCTTTGACTTGGTCGATAAAAAGAGGTATGGTTGTAAATTCTATTAGACGGGCTTTGCATGAAACTGGAGAAACAGCTTTTATTGAATCCCAAAGAATAGTTCCTGTAGATACTGGAGCTTTAAAAAGTTCTGGCAGTATTAAAACTGTCGATGAGGGTATTATTATTCATTATTCTAAAGAATACGCTTCACATGTTGAAAAAGGTTGGGAAGGAGGAAAAATTTGGACTTCTTCTTTTAAAAGAGCAAGTGGAGCTACGGTTAGGGGACATTATAAAAATCAATCAC